TTCAAGTTCAGCATAAGCTATACCACCCATATAGTCAGGGGGGCAGTAATAATCGTAGCCTGACAAGTATCTTTTAATTATTTTAACTTCAGGTTCTGTACCGTTTCCAAATCCAAAAGCTGCAATTCTTTTAGGCTTATCGTTTGGTTTAATTTTAGACCAGTCGTGAAAATAATAGTATGCTTCTATCTCTCCATCGTCATTGCATTTTTCTGCTCTTAGTGTTTGTCTTGGGAAGTGTTCGGCTCTTGCTACTTGTTTGTCTTTGTATAATACCTGAAAACTTGCTTCCCCTAACAGTTTAAGGTCAAAACTTATTTTTCTAAGGCACGAATCGTGAAATATAGACCTAAGTGCTGCATATTCCTCTGTTTTAGTGCTACTGTCTAAAGCATCTAAACCCTTTCCGTATATCATCTGACTAACACCGTTTATAATAGCGTTGTTTGTGGTAGATTCTATAAAAAGGTCTATTAGGTAAGAATAAAAATCGTTATCATCCCCATACTCTACCCAATCCCTTTTCTTGTCCTCTTTTATTTGGGGTCGGTTGTAAGATGATAAACTAACTATGTGTACGTTTTCCATTATAAGAATATAAATTCATTTGTTGTGTCCTGCTCCGTGTATTGACTATCGTTTACTGTAAAGTCTGTAATAGCCTGATTGGTGCAGAATACTTTATCTTTAAATATTACATCGCTTCCTGATTTAACAGTAACCATATAAAAATTGTCTTGCTTTACGTCAAAGATAGCATTAAGCCTATTGTAGTACAAATTATCCGTTATAGTATCTACATCTTGATTGTAAACCTCTGTATTGGTTTGTTCATTTACTATGGTAACATTATAAGTATTACCGCTTGTAAAACTTCTTGGTATAAAATCTAAGTTTTGTGCTGATGCACTTTCTTGTAAGACTATCATATATATACAATAAAAAAACTTAAATTTTGTTATTTATAAAGCAAAAAAAAGGGCAGCTAATGCCACCCCCTTATTCTAATTATTCCTAACTATTAAGAGTTAGTTCCCTCTGTTACTGTTACAGAAGATGTAAGTCCTGCAAATGGGTCAGCTTCCGTTGCACCTTCTAAGAAGTTAGCAGGAAGTTGTTCTTGTGCAGATAGTGTTAAAGTATATCCACTTAAATCCCCCATAGCCGCACCTGTTACAATAGTCCCACCGTTTACTTCAGCACCGTGTTCTGCGCCCATCAAAAAAGCATTACCATTATAATCAGCTACTACAACGTGTGGTCTGCCATACGCTAATAGTTTCAATTCTTTGTTATCCTCTAAAGTTAGTTTTTTAAGCGTAATATTTAGAGATTGCTCAAAGAAAGTTGTTCCGTTTTCCCTTGAAGAAGTAATAGTTTGCTCGAAACTACTATTTCCTTTTAGTTCGTATTTGTAAGCAGTAACCGCACCTAAGTCATCTACCACGTCTGTATTGATAGAATCGTATGTAACTGTAATATCTCCGTAGTCTATAAAATAGACCGCCTTGATACCGCCAACTACATCCTTGCAAGGTTCTTTTCTGCCCTTTGTTAAATCACAAGCCATATTTTTTATATTAAAAAAGGGTAGGCAGATATAAAACCACCCACCCTTTATTGTTAGTTAATTATTTCTTAGTTGGCAGAGTTAGCGATACCGTAAGTTACGATGTCATCAACAATTCCATACTCAACCCCTGCGGTAAATCTCATAACAACTCTTACGTTTTGAGAACCATCAAGGTCAGCCATATCCAATACTTTTACTTCCTGAGTATCTGATAAAAGACCAGTACCAAAGTAAATGTTGCTTTTTTCAGCAGCGATAGCGGTGTTATCAGCAAGACCATTAGCGACAAATAGTTTTACACCATCAATAGCCAAGTCTTGACCCATTCCGTACCATAGTGTACCTTTGTTATCTACACCATTTGCTCCTGCGTTAGAAGCGATAGAACCAAATCCGCCCAATGCTCTTACATACGCTCTTGCAATGTTTTGAGAAACATAGATATTCAAATCTTCTTTTCCATAAATGGTAGAAGGAATAGCATCTACGATAGAACCAAGTTCGTCAATTACGTTAGCAGCAGTAACTGTAGTACCTGCAATTTCGTTTGCGGTAGGCAAGTTAGCATCTAAAGCAATTTTAGTAGAAATTCCATCAAATTGTCCACTTGTAGCAGTAGAACCAGTCCAAATAGAAGTTTCTGTTCTTTGTGCTACTTTAGCGGCAACGTGTGCAATCAAGAAATCAGAAAAAGAAGAAGGTAGGCTATCGTGGGCAGAATATCCCATAGAAATAGCTTCAAAGTCATCTTGGAAGTCTGACTTACATAGTTGCAAATTCACTTGTTGAAACTCAGGTGTAAGTGTTCTTTCATCCAAAGTAATTGTAGATGTAGCAGTAAAATCACAACTGGCATCTTTTACGATGTCATCGGTGCTTACTGTTTTAATAACGTGTTGATACTTTACGTTAGGCTTGATGGTAATACCACCTTTTTCGAGTGTAGGTGCAGAAAGCAAAGCAGCAGAAATATATTCCCCTGCAAACTCTCCGTTGTAAGCTACACTTGCGTTTTGTGTTGTTGTTGTTGGCATTTTTTTTAAATTTATTTATTTTTAATATTTGATATTCTTGAAAAGACTCTGTCCATAGTTGTAGGTTGTCTTTTCTGTCCAAAAAGTTTTATCTCCTTTTGTGCTTCAGCTTCAGGGTTGTGTGTTACTTTTTCAAGTTCTACTTTTTCCTCAACTTCTTCCTTAGCTTCTTCCACTTCAGAAAGTTCTTCTTTGTCAGTTTCTTCTTCTGACATTTCTTCTTTCTTTTCAATCATCGCTTTGATTTCCTCAATCATAGATTTAACCTCTGCAAGTTCTTCTTTAGTTGCATAAGCCATTTCTTCCTCTGCAGCTTCCACTTCTTCTTCAGGTGCTTCTTCAGTAGGTTCTTCGGCTGCACCTATTGATGCAATAATGCCTTCTTCTTCTACTTTTAGTTGTTCTCCATCTTCTAAAGTGTAATCGCCTACAGGTAATGCTACCTTTTCATCGTCTGTTACAATAAAAACCTCACTACCAATAGCAAAATCTTCACTTTCTATAACAGTACCGTTTTCCAAAGTAGCTTGTGCTAATTTTATTTCTTCCTGAAGTTCTACTCCAACAAGTTCTTTTACTTTGTTTAACATATCTGTTGCTTTCATAAATAATATTTATATATATACAATAACTTTTTTTTTATGTTGTTATATTTTTAGGTAATTGTAGAGTATTCTGTTATGATTCCACTTTGTACTCTAATTTGTGCGTTTTCGTTTGTCCTACAATAGTAGCCATCGTCAATAGTAGTAGCAAAGTTTGATGCTATGTTATATCCTTGTTCAGTTGATTTTTGTATGTTTAGTAATAATCCTGTTTGTTGGTTTGTTGTAAGCTGAAATATTGATTTATTTACCGCATCACTTGTTACAGGGTTGATAGAATTTCCTGATGCATCCCTACTACCTGTTACTACATCAAGTGATACATTAGCAGAACCAGTTTGTAGTGTAGTAAATTGTGTGTCTGACTTATGTGATAGTGTTTGTGCTACAAAACCACCTAAACCTACCGTGCCATATATAGCACTACTTTCTGTCCAAGTTATACCTGACGAATCGCCACTTACTACTGTCGGTTGTGCATATCCAAAAAATTGTATCTTACCTGTAATATTTGCTAAGTCAACAGTCGTAGATGAAGTATCAGGTAAGTTAGTGTCTTTTATTTTTAGCCTCCAAGTTCTAACGCCTGTAAGATTATTAGAAGAATATAATTTTGTGCTACTTGGTTGATATGCAGTAAAATTACAATCTGTTATAGTTTCTCCTTCGTTTACATATCCATTAGGTACAGTAAAGTCTGCATCTATTGACCTTTGTATATCGGCAAGGGTTGTGTTACTTGCAAAACTTGATGGGTCTAAACTATCTGCGCTTATGCCACTTGAAAAAGTAGCTGACATAGAACCAAATCTACCAATATATATTGTTGCAGTTCCTACATCACTACACGAATACACAGAAGTTGCAGGTTGTGTTGCAGTTGTGGTACAAGTTATTGTACTTCCTGTGTTAAAATATCCACTTGGTACAGTTATATCTAAATTTAAAGTTCTTACCGTATCTTCTGTTACTGTGCTAAATGATGCAGGACTTGTAGAATCTATTGTGCCTATGTCGATTGTTGGTAATGTAATAACTCCTGCTTGTGATACTGCAAACCCTGTAAAAGTAATATCCGCACAAGCAAGTGTAGGTGTTGCTAATTGTGTAAATGTATCTGTTGTACATATTTCATCTCCTGCATTAGAATACCCATCAGGTACTGTAACACAAACTGTAACCGTTCTACTTGTGTCAGTATCTACTATTGGAAAAGAAGAAGGTGTAACTGACGACACAGTTCCGATGTCTGACGTTGGTGTAGTAATAGTTCCATCTTGTGCTACCTCAAAACCACTTAGTGTAAGTGTATCCCCACTTAAAACATTTCCAAAAATACTACCTATGCCTTGCGCACGATAGTCATCTCCATCGCAGCACTCTCTTGAATAGGTATTAGTATCCCAACATAGACAACCCCTACGGTCATCACTCGGCACAGGCGGTTTTATATTCCTATTTCTCATTAGCTTAAACTACCATTTTGTGTTCTTTGTATAAAGTATTCAATATCCCACACATTAACACTCCCTCCAACAGAAGTAATATGAATTGATGCACCCAAACTTAATACATTGGCATCCACATAAAACGAATACATTTCGTGTTTTTTTTGTTCTACGTCATTGCCTTTATAAAATGCCATTGCACTAAATAAATTTTCTACCGTACTTCCACTTGAACCGTGTTGAAATTCTATCTCTAAATGCGTTTGGTTTGCGTTTGATGCTGATGCTTTTAACATTAAAGAAACTATATAGACATCATTCAGATTAACAGGCGTAAGTTTAACAGTCGTACTATCGTAAAAGTTTATTGAAGAATGACTTTTTATTGTAGTGCCACTATTGTTTGGTAAAGCAACCTGTATTCCATCTGACAAAGCAAGTTTGTTGCTTGATGTATATACAGTATCTTGGTATCTTGCCCATCCTAATGACCTTACACCTCCTTGTGGGTAAACTATAACATTTTCGTTATTATGACCCATATATAGGTAGTCATCTGTGCGTAGCATTGCACCATTTTCTATGTTTACCTCATCTACTTTAGCTTGGGTAACATCCTCAACGTGTACTCGGTATGCAGTATTTCTTGCCATTATTTAATCGGTACGCAATTAGGTACTCTTTTACCATTTTTCATTTTAAATCCAATCATTTCATACCCTGCTTGACAAGGTTCTTTTAATGATGCTTCTAATAGGTCAAGTTCCTTTAATTTCGACCCTGCCCATCTTAATCCTGCTTTGCCACCCCATAGTAAGTAAGATATAGTACCACAGGCTTTAGTATCGCCTTCATCGTAGTATTCCTCTGCTCTTGATAAGTAACTAAACATTCTTTTAATAGTTTCTACCGTTATGGCTTCTCCTTTAGCTAATTGTTGCGCTCTTACTTTACCTACTTGTGTGGCGCATTTATTATCTACTTTTTCGTTTAGTTCTATACCTCGCTTTGCGTTGTTTTTAACACCATCAGGGTAGTCAGCATAGCTTTCAAATTCCTGCTCATTATCAAACAGGTTTGTAAGTTGGTCTAATATGTGTTGTGCTTCTTCTTCTTCAATCTTAGATAAATCGTCTTTTATAGATTTGTCTTGTGGTTTCTCCAACTTGTCTGCAAAGTAACCTTCTATTGAAAATCCTTTTACCTTACCTGTTTTTACATAGTTATTCCATATGTCATCATTGTGTACCTTCATAGATACCATCCAAGTACCAATAGGCACATCTAAGTCGTAATGCCTTGTTTTGTCTTTCTCTCCTTCTACTATCCAACTCTCAACCGCAGTTAGTCCAGTAAGTGGCATATTGTGTTCTAAAGTTGAGTTGTTTTGGTTGCCTCTTATAAAAAATAGTTCACTTGCTTTGCGTACAGTATCTTTTGAGAAATAAATGTAGTATTCATCTTCTCCGCTACGTCTGTAAATTGGTTTGTTAGGTACTAAAGCTGCACCCATTAGGATACGCTTTTCCTTATCTACCTCTGCAAGTTTAAACTCTTGGTTTTTTAACGCAATAAAATCTTCTTCTATTGCAGGACTTTCTACAACGCTTATGGCTTCAATTCCTGAAACGTCATCGTTTTCATCTATTACAAGTTCTACGATATTCATATTATAACAATATTATTTTTTACAATTTGTTTTATATTGAAGCACTCTCAATAATGTTTCTGTCTAAACTTTGCGCAGTTGTTACATCATTACTTACTACAAAAGCCTTAACTGGTTTATCTTCTCTATCTCCTATGGTTTGTGCTAATTGACTTTCAGGTGCAGCACCGACAATATTAAATGCAGGTGGGGCAGGTGTCGAAGGTGCAGAAACACCTCTACTACCACTTCCGCCTGATGGTGTTTTAACTGATGTTATTTGTTTTACAGTTGCTATACCTGATGCCAATATACTTGCAGCACTAATGGCTTTTTGTATTGAGCCAAATGGTTCAGGTATTGTAGTAGGTGTTTTAAGTACATCCGTAAATGCTAAATAACTATTAATAGTGGCTTGTGCTATAGCTGCTGCTTTTCCTGCTGCACTATTTTCTCCTAACAAGGCAGTTATTCCACCAAGTGCTTGACTTGTCAATAGCATCTTTTGATTTGTAGTAAGTTCGTCTTGCGCTTGTTCTTCTTCTGACGATACTTTCTTTAAACCACTTAAATCTGTTACTAACCCCTTTTCAAAATCTGCACCTTGTTTTTTTATTTGGTTTATATCTTCGCTTTGTTTTCGTATAGCCTCTAACTCTGATGCTCTTTCTGCTGCTTTTGCATCAGCTTCTGCTTTTCGCAATCCTGCTGCAACTCCTAAGAGTTCTTTATTTCTAATAAGACGTTGTTCTTCAAGCTGAATTACATTAGCCACTAATTGCGCTTCTTCGTCTAAATCTTCTTTTGTTGATTCACTTAAACTATTTTCTTCTATTTTTATATCACGTCTTAGGGTAGCAAGTGCTACTTCTTTTTTAGTTATTTCATCTTCTTTTGCAGCTGCAAGTTCTAAAAACCTAATGCGTTCTTCAGCATTAAATTTATCAACCTCCGCTGCCTTTGTTTTTAGTTTATTAATTTCTACATTAACTTTTGCCCTTTCAACTAATAAAGCACGTTCTTGTTTATTTGCATCAGCTATTTTGTCCGCTAAATCTCCTGCTAATTCTAATTCTTGTCGTGTTTCATCACCAAAATTAAATATCCTTTCTTTTAGTTGGTCAAACGCATCTCCTGCTGCATTAAAATTCCCACTAAGAGTTTCTAAAATGACTGTTCCTAAACTTGAAAATATATCGCCTACGTTTCCTGCTATTACACCAAGTTGTTTTAATATCTTGCTAAACCTATTTTGCCCTTCTTCACTTGCAGTAAATGCCGCAGTTACAGAAGCGATTGCTACCACTAACGCGCCAATACCTGTTGATATTATAGCACCTCTAAGTGTTCTAAAACCTTTAGCAGTATTTTTAATCGTACCAGTTAAACCCTGAAACTTACTAATAGCACCACCTGTAACAGTATCAAGTTTACCTCCCATTTCTGAAAAGTCGCTACTTAACTTTTGAGTTTCCTTTGATAAATCCTGTGCCTCCTCTTTTACTTGCTCAACGCCATCAACAACCTTTTTTAAATCTTTTTCTGTTGCCCCTGTTTCGGCTATAACCTCTACTACTATTTGTTTTGTTGCCATAACTCTTGCTTAAATATGTTATACGCTTCTTTTATACTTTCAGGAAATTTGTTTTTGCCTAATGCTATGGCAGTATATTGTCCTGTCGTTTTGTTTTGTTTAGCTATTTCTAATAAGTTTAATATATTTTCTATCATACTGTACCCTCCCAATCTACTGTTACGTTTGTACTATCTACGGTTAAAAATCTTTTATCTACTGTATCAGCGAAATACTTGTCTTGATTTTCTATTACAAAGTCGCTCACTTCGTTTATAAGTTCCAAGTCGCTTAGACCTGTAGCAAGGTTTGTAGTTA